GTATCCCCAACCTGACATATCGTTGTCGGGGAGGATCACCACATTGGCGCCGGCAAAGTATTCGGTAATGGCGTCCGGCCAATGCCCTGCGCCACTGTGCGCGGTGGTCGCCACCACGCCGAGAGACATCAGCGCGTCTACGGCCTTTTCTCCCTCCGCAAGATAAATTATTCTTCCCGCCGTCTTCGCGTCCAGCAGCTCGGGCAACTTGTAGGGGACGATCCTCGCGTCACCCAGTGTCGGATATCGCTTGCCGTCTGTGTCTACTTTGTAGAGCCTATAAGTCTTTCCAGCCTCCCCTACGCGCAGCCGGTGCTTGACGAATACTGTGACGCGGTCCTCGTCCTGGTACTGCCACTCCTGCTGGAACTCCACTTTGGGTAATGGCTTGATGTTGGCGAGTGGATCGGGGCGCTCCTCCAGCTCGGGCAGCAAGTGCAAATCCCTGATGGTTTGGAATACCGATTCTTGAGTGCAGCCACCATGGCAGTGAAAGAGTGGCTTGCCCTCGTCATCGATGTGTACGCTAAGGCTTGGATTCTTGTCGCCGTTGCCTTTGCCGTGACTCGGTACTGGGCATGACGCTACCCATTGGCCGTTGGCTCTTTTCGCATTTCCGAGCTGTTTGGCTATTTGTTCTGCTTGCATATTGCCTCTACTTGTTCTATGCGTTGCCCTATCCACGCCATGACAGGCACTGCCATGCTGTTGCCCAATGCTTTGTACCTTGGACCATCAGGCGTAGGTTTGTTTTTGCTTTTGATGTCGGTGTAGTTGTCGCTAAAGCCCTGGAGACGCTCGCATTCAACAGGGGTCAAACGGCGTACTGCCATTGCTTGCATTACCGCCATCGGATTCTTAGCTTGCAGGGTTTGCGTCATGTCTACATCTGTTTGCGGGTTTGACATCTGGCCGCTGAATGCAATAGGTTGCGCCACACCATGCTGATCTGCTTTGGTGAGGCATGGTGCAACGTCATACATTGGCTCAGTGGCGTTGCCGCCATTCTCAGGTTTACGGCCAATCCAATTGCCAGGTATGCCGTATGCGGGTTGCGCCAAAAATGTTTCACTACCGCCTGACAAAACACCGCCAGATGCTTTGAGAGTACCGCCAACATCAGCCTCTTTGTACTGAGCAAGACTGCTTTCATAAAACGCTTTTGTTGGTACGAACATTGGACAATCAGCATTGATGTGCTGATTTTCTAACCCCAACTTTGATCCAAATGAAGCATTCAATGTGCTGCTGATGTCAGCTGGCCAACCTACAAGTTCTCCGTGGTTGTTACGACTGATTCCAGTGCGTGCTGTAATTGTTGCGGCAGAACCTTCCCTCTTTTCTCTGCTCGGCGCAGGATGCCCTTGCAGGCTGTGGCGCTCAAAAAGAACCGCTGCGGCAGCTCTCCAGTCTCCAAGGTATCCGACAACGAACACACGCTTGCGTCTTTGGGCCACTCCGAAATACTGAGCGTCAAGAACGCGGTATGCGAACCCATACCCGAGTTCTCCCAACGCCCCGAGGAAGACTCCAAAATCTTTTCCTGAGTTAGATGACAGGACGCCAGGGACGTTCTCCCAAACCAACCATCGGGGCCGATATTTGTCAGCAATGGCAAGATAGGTGAGCATGAGGTTGCCACGCGGGTCATCCAATCCTTTTCGCAATCCTGCGACTGAGAATGATTGGCAGGGTGTTCCTCCAACGAGAAGATCGACATCTGAGACATTTGTCCATTCCTTAAATTTGGTCATGTCGCCAAGGTTTGGCGTGTTTGGGTAATGATGTGCAAGCACCTCTGATGGGAATCTTTCGATCTCCGAGTACGCTACTGCCTCCCATCCAAGGGGATGCCACGCTACTGTTGCCGCCTCAATACCACTGCAAAGTGAGAGATATTTCATGTTGTAATTTTTAGAGGAAAAAAAAGCCGAGGCTGTTACACCTCGGCGCTTACTTGCTTTCAGTTAAAACATTTCGTCATCTTCAACAGCCTGCGCCATGGCTGACTTCGCAGGCGCGGGAGCTGGTGCAGCAACAGCCTTTGGAGCTGGCGTTGGTGGCGCAGCCACTTGCGCGGTGTACTCCTCATCGCTCTGACCCATGCCAGCAGGCTTGTCAATCCAACTCACAATGGTGAAGTTGGGAATGCGTGTAGTGCCTTTGCCGATCTTCTCCAACTTGCTGCCGGTGTACTCCAACACTGGCAACTTGCCTGCATTGGCGGCACGCTGTGCGGCGCAGTCGGTGTAGAGCTTCTCAAGTCCCATGTTTGGACCTACGCCACTTGATGACCATTCACAAGTCCCGATCTCTTTGTTGTAGAACGTGACGATAAAGCCGCGTTTGTGGTCAGGTGTAGGCTGTGGACCTTTACGGCCAAGCTCTGCATCGGCCTGCCAGTCGCGCACACCGACACCAAGTTGGAGCCAGCCTGTTTGCACAGCATCGATGTCAAAGACTACCTTTTTGAGCTGGATCTCAACACCGAGGTTGTTTGTCCAAGCGTTGGCCTGAGGAGAAAAGCGGATGTAGTTTCCATTACCGCCACCAGAGGATAGATTTAGCATTTTGCGTTTCGCTTTCAAAAGTTACAGGGGTTGCATTATTGACTCAGACTGCGATCTCTCGCAAGGGTGAGTCCACTTGAAACCTTGGCCGTCAATGCGTCCAAGATAACTCTTTGTTCCTTTGGCAGCAGTTTCTCTGCCGCCGTAGGAGAAATTAGTTCAGTCTCAAAGATCTGAGAATCTGTAAGTCCTGCGTCAGTAAGTGCCTGACGCGCTGTTGTTGAGTCAATCCATTTGCGTGAGGCGCGTTTGGGTTGGAGCTGCCAGCCTGGCAGGACCATGCCGTGTATCTCCATTGCGTTTTGTGCATGATCCTTTACCGCCTCAATGAACTTCTCCACCATCGGTGCGCGATCCAATATGGCGCTGATCTGTGCTGGTGTCAGCGCCAGCATCACTTCTTTGATGTCCTCTTTAGACATGATGGTGATGTCGGGTTGCGCCGCCACGATATCGAACTGCTCTTTCTGTGCAGAGCAAATGTGCTTTGCTGGACACCACTGGCAGGCTGATTCTGATGGGGCATAACGCGGTGCATCGCTGACAGCGTCATTGATCGCAGGCAGTAGCACCTCTGTCTCCCACACGCCCAGCTCGTCCACGCTCATGCGGTGTATGCGCTTCTCGCCATGATGTGGCTGGATGATTTGGAACTCGACTTCTTTGGGCTTTTGGCTGTGGTGCATCAACGCACCAAGCGCGTAGATCTTCATCTGCTCTGAGTCAGCGTCAACATAACCACGCCCTGTTTTAAGGTCGGCAATGACCAACTTGTCCTGAGATATGCCCACCACATCGGCAGTGCCTTGTAGCGAGAACTGTGGCGTTTGGTAGAGCTTGAAGAGCTGCTCCACCTTAACGTGACCAAGCTCATCTTGAATTGCCCATATCGCCTGCAAGTGTTCCAAGGCAAATGAGCAATTCTCTTCAGTCATTGTGATGCCCTCCACCACTTGGCCTACAAACTTCATAGGGTCGGTGTCGAGCTGAAAGCAAGTCTCGGCCAGCGCGTGAATGGCAGTACCGATCTTGGCGGCCTCGCCACTCTCTTGGTAAGGCACAAGCGTTGACAGTCTTGCGCTGGCAGGGCAGGCGATCCAACGCGATGCTGATGATGGTCTAAGTTTCAAGGGTTTTTGTGTTGCCATGAGTCTCTTTCTATGTGTGAGCTGTTGATTAATAGTGTGTATGCGATCTGTCGGGTTTCGTTGCTGACGGCGTGACCTAAGTCTTCGGGGTCGAGCAATCGCTTGATGAAGACGATCTGCTGCTGATTTGCTTTGCGCGAGATCTCCAACTGATTCGCCAAGTAGATGATGTGTTCGCGCATTGTTTGGCGCTCTTGGTCATCCATGACGCAGTCCCCAACAAGCAATCAGCGCCGCATCTGCTCGGCCATCATCTTTCTTACGCTTGAAGTAATCCACGTTCCATGGAAACAGCTCCATGGCACGCGCCCTTGCGCCGTCCTTGCCGCCTGTCACGCCCATCGCCTTTTGCCATGTCTGTGGCGTGATCAGGGTGGACTTGATGGATCTCGCGGCGATGACGCCCTCAATTGCACCAAGGCTGCGGCCAAAGCTGAATACGCTGGTGACGCCCTGGCCACTCATTGCAAAGACCTTTTCGATGTACGCCTCATCAGGCTTGAAGTTGTCGAGGATCTCAATTAACTCAGGAATGCTGATCTGTCGCTTGGCTTTGCCGTTGCGGTCCAATGTGACTGTGGGCATATCGAAAATGCCGGTCAGGGTTTCGCCCTGCATCATGGCAATTGCGCCGTTTAGCCCAACGTCAATGCCAATGATTCGGCGAGGTTTAAAGTTGGTGGTCATCATTTGACGGCGTCCTCCATGGCTTTGTTGAGGACTGTGAGGCGAGCTGACACCAAAGCGTCAGCAGCTTGGTCTAGACGCATTACACTGCCGTACAGGGGTTCTGTCGTTCCCGACATCCAGCGGGATACTTGCGCCTGATCGATCTCTGCGACTCGGCAGACATCAGACATCTTGTAGCCAGCAGCCTCAACCTTGTGGCGAATTGCGGATAGTGCTTCTTGAGATATCGTTTTCATGTGGAGAATGTTAACCATGTTTTGTGAAGATGGTCAAGTGTAAGAGAAAAAAAGGGGATCAACTCACGCTGACCCCCTAAAAGGCAACTGGCGGTGACCTTGAAAACACCACCGATGCTGAGTTTACAGGATTAATAGTTGACTAGTTTGTAGGGTCTAATAAATAGTTGTTGACGACTTCGTCATGCGTGATATTATCAAGTCCTCAATTACTTCACTTCTAGGAAAAACAAATGAACGATCAAACCACCACTGGCGAATGGACAGAAGAAGATGAAGCAACTTGGCAGGCTCTTCAAGATGACGCAAACGAAAAATATGAAGAGTCTGTTCGCTCTTCTTACGCATCCCGCGATAAAGCAAACATTTATTAATTAACCAGGAGGCTTCGGCCTCCACCTTTAAGGAAACATCTAAATGAACCACACCCAGCACCCCTACATGGAGCAGCAAAGACGGCGCTTAGAGCGCCGCGCTGACTCTGCCCTTGACTTCCTCACCGCCATCGCTATCGGCGTTGGCTTTGCCCTATTACTCGCCGCATGGTGGTCATCATGAAGAACCCACAAGCATTTCCCAGAATACGCTACCGCAGCGATGAGCATCCAATTGGTCAAGAAACAGGCATGAGCTTGCGTGATTATTTTGCTGCAAAGGCTATGAATGGATCTATATCAGCAAACGCATGGCATCCTGATTTTATTTTGCCAGCCAATTTTAATTTTGATGCTGGAAAACGTGCCGCGGATGCAGTAGCAGTGGCGGCATACAAGTATGCAGACGCAATGCTGAAAGCGAGGGAAGTATGACCGACCTCCAAGACTTCTGCCAAGAACCGCGCAGCATGGCCGAGTTGGAGGATGGCGGCTTTGAGCGTGCCAAGGTGTACGCCGCCGTCAAGCGCGGTGACTTAAAGAACGCCAATGCCGTAGACGCATGGGGTCGCAAGCAGCGCGGCAAAGGCTTGTTTGTGTCAACTGTGACGCCTATTCCCTACAACGCCACCCTGCTTGTGCAGGCTTGGTCCACCCCTCAACCCCAAGGAGACATCCATGTCTAAGAAGATGCAAGACGAAATCGATGCAGAGGTACTGCGCCTCTCACCCCCCAAAGAGACTGCCATTGGCGTGATGACTCGCGCCGAGATCGTGCAGCTCATCAACAAGTCAGTTCACAGTGGCGCAATCATTGGATGGGCGCACGCTGAGAGATTCACCCGCGAGCGTATGCAGCGCCAGCTCGATCAGCTCGACTACGAAATGAAGTGCATCAAGGACCGCCTCAAAGACGCGGAGATGGAACTACTGGCGGCATCCAAATGAGAGGCGATTGGAGACCACCACAAGGCACAAAGATCACGCTCCCAAGTGCCTACGCCAAAGAGCTTAAGTATGCAAAGCCAACTGATGTGCAGGCCACTTGGCGGCGCTTTGGTTGGACACCACCAAGTGAGGCCAAGCCATGCAAACAGCCCTGATCCTTTTCCTGATCGCCTTGTTTGGCGTTGCTGTGGTGATCGGCACACTGTGCTGCTTTGTTTGGTTTTTGTTGCAATGCGAGGTTGATTGATGGTTAAAGAGAAGACAGAACTGGGACGCGCCATCACGCTGCGCCTCACCCAATCCGAATACGCCGAATATGTAAGGCTTGGCGGTGTGAAGTGGATGCGGATGTTCCTGCAAATGAGCGCAGGGATTCAGAAAGAGATTAAGGAGAAGAAGAAATGACACAAGATGAAATCATTGAGATGGCAAGACAGGCTGGATTTTATGTTGACGAGAAATGTGCAATAAATGATGGCATTGAAACTGCCGCTGACTTTTCCCAAGAACTTAACGTCTTTGCCCAACTGGTAGCCGCCAAAGCAACAGAAGAAGCCAACGCAAGAGCCAATGCTTCTTGGACATTGATGTGTGAAAAGATGGTTGCGTTTGAACGTGAAGCCTGTGCAAAGTTGTGTGAAGATGGATTGAATATTGCCACTTGTCTTAACGCATTGGATGACATGGAAATGTGGGGTGAAAAATTTGCCAAAGCCATCAGAGCAAGGGGACAAGCATGAGCAAAGCACAACAAGTCTTTGAAGCAATGATGCGAGCCAAAGGCTATACAGACTTCAGCACAACAAAAGGCAGATATGACATCCCTGCCCTGCAAACCCGCTGGAACTATTTCTTGCTTGGTTGGGAAATGCGAGGAGTCCAATGAATTGGAAAGAATTGACAGTCAGGTACATCAAGGACTTGGTCAAGCCAAGGACCATACGCGAGGTGATCCTCAAAGAGCTGCAAGAAGCTCAATTGCGTAAACTGGATGCCGAGTCAGCAGTGGAGTACGCCGTCAGCGTGGTCCAGTACAACGAAAAACGCATCAAACGATTAGAGGAAAGATTAAACCATCATGAGGATGAAGAGCAATGACTGAGAAGAAGAACGCATTTGACTGGCGTGATGGCACACCATCGATCTGGACCCGCGAAAAAGACATCAAGATGCTGGCGCAAGGTCC